ATAGATTTCTATTACACCACGCTTTGTACTACGTGTTGAAATCATCAAAAAGTCGATCATTGCATTTTTTACTCTCCTTCCAGGCGCCTTAATTCCTTAATCTCATTGCTGAGCTCCTCGATTTTCTTGTTCTGCTTTTTGCGGTCGATTTCATTTGTAACCATATAAGCCGTCATAGCAATAGCTAAAACGGCCACATTACGGTTAAAACTTCTCTGATGTTTTAAGGTTCGCTGAATGCTCTGAACAGCTTTTTCAGAAGACCGTAAACTGCCAAAAATATAACCAAACACTTCACACATATGAATCTTGCCTCCTTTCCTTTGAACCTTAAAATTTATACGATTTCGTCTAAGTACCAGCACATTTGATACCAGATTTCAACAGTCCGCAAATCTCTGCGACTGTGTTTTACCGTAAACAAACCACCCTCGCCATTTCGTTCGTACTCTCGATTTAGAAATCGTTCGATGACTTTGTTAGCATAATCTTCATCAAATTTTGCATCTGTCATTGAACCTAATCCGAGATTCACTACCATGTTCCAGAACCATTGACCTGTACGATCTCCGATATCGGGATCATCCATAATATGTTCTTCACAGCGAATAGCGAGGGCAATCATCATCTCCAAAACACTGCAGGGGTAATTGTCCAAATAAGTTGAAATCATGGATTGTTTGTACGAATTGTCGTAACCGAACCGATATCTAAGATCTATCCCATCCTCTTCTCTGTTTTCGTCCATAGCGATAGTATAGTTAAAATCTACGCTGTGAAGAAATGATAAAAGCTTCCGATAAGATAAACTCTTAGAATATCGGCGGTCTAATACGAGCTGGCACATCCAGTCAAAATATTCGCTATTCAGCTCGTTCTTTGTCATCATACCTCCATCTGATGTGGCCTTGTTTTAACAACGTCCGAATAAGTTCTCTGATCCAGAAGAATTTCATAGTCACATTTCAGCCGGTCATTTCTGACAAAGACCGAATCATCCTCGTACTCTCCAAAATGAGTCAGAGACTCAAACCCAACGGCGCCCTCCACATCTTCTACCAGTTCGTCATTCTCATCCGCAAGAACCTGATCTCCATAATAGGTGAGACTTATTTTCTCATACTCCTCATACTCACCAAATTCTTCCGGGGAAATAACATAGGGTTTATCGTTCATAGATGTCTGCTCCTCTTTTCCCGTCCCCGAATAATTCGTGTAGCCTTCATTTTTCAGCAACGCAGCATATTCAGAAATGCTGGGCTTTTCTTCTACTTTCCGCGGCTCTGCCTGATGCGGTGTTTCCGAAACAGTTACTTCCATGTCGGGATCTTTTTTCATGAAGACAGCCTTTACGGAATCAATCTCTTCCTGAGCAATCTGCTCATATTTTTTCTTAACATACTGCCATGTAACGACCGACCCGACTGCAGCCCCCATAGCAAACATTACAAAATTGGTTACTTTACTCATCATCGGTCTCCTCATTTTTTATAGTCATCACCGTTAATGCCAAGCCGCCAAACAGCATGGACATGCTGATCAAAATTCCTCCAGTGATATGTCTTTTCCTCTTGGTATCCAATATGTAATCTAACATGGATATCAAACTCTCAAATCCTTCCATGTCTTTACATCTCCTTTCCGCCGGACAAAACAGCGATTCCGCCGACAAAACAGATACCAGCCATAGCCGCTAACGCATAGGAAACAAATGTTAAAACATTACTCATAAGTCAATTCTCCTTTCATTCATACCTTGAAAAATAGTGGTTTTCTACCTGAAACATAGGAACGCCATAATTGCTGTAACATCCAGCCGTAAAGAATACAACATCATAGTTTGTTCGACATTCCAGTTCTTCTCTGACAAGCTGACAAATATCTTCTCGCACTTCACAGCAATCCACCCTGCCGTTCCACATCGATGAAAATTGATACGGCTGATAAATCACATCGTAAGCTGTATCGGGAAAATGTTCGGAGTCCATACGGTTAAGAATCGTGTCGATCACCAGCCGTTTACCCTCTTCGCATTCTCCTTCAGCCTCGGCCATAGTGACCAATGCAATCAGCGCAATATCTTCATCTGGAAGTAATTCTTCTTTCTTTTCAGTATCCTTCATGTTCATTACAGAAATATCTTCTGTCGGTTCATAATTGACAGAGGCTATGTGCAGCGGAATAACTTTCGTTTCTAAAACCGGTTCTTCTGCTGTTGAAATGGTGGTAACTGAAAATATAAAAACCGCACACAGAGAAAGAAACGCGGTTATTGCAGTTATCTTACGCATATAAGTTCTCCTTAAAAATATTTAGACTATCCTCAGTTCTCTGGGTCCGAGCCAAGGATAGTCTATTGCATCCTGATATGGATTTCCGGAACCGATCCCATCGATTCCGTCCCTTCACATAAGCTCCCAGATATTTCCATCCACATTGAAGTCCAACAAGATTGCAGTATCAAACCCGTTTGCAAAATCTGAATAGCTCAGATTGTCGGCATAAAGTCCGAAATCCACATAGTTGTCACCAACGGGATGCTTCGGATCATAAACCCAACCAACTACCTGACCAGCTTTGGTGCGGGGCATTCCCAACATTTCATATACATCATTCAGGAAAAGACGCTTCTTTGCCCGCAGAAGATCATTGGCATAGCTTTCCTGCGCCTTGAGAAACATAAGGTTGTATTCGTTGTTGGTTTCCCAATGGGGATTTAAAACACTGTTTCCCTCTTCATCCTTTGTGTATTTCTCAAAAAACCGAGCGTAACCGCTGATATCAGACGGGTTTACAACGAAAGCCGTTTTCTTTACTTTCTTTTCTTTGCCGGTCTCTTCGTCCATAACCGTTTCGCTTACCTTTTCCGCTTTGATATTATACCTGAGTTCTCGATCAATCTCTTTGCCGAACCGCTCAACAACGCGATTTCTGTAATCCTTGAAACTCTTATCAATCGTAGCATAAGCCGCTGCCAAAGCCACATTCCTCTTCCGAAGAATATTATTGGACGCCAGAATGCTGGTGATGGATAATGTACCAACTGCCACGGCGGGTGCGTACAGCTTTGCCAGCTTCAGCGCTGTCTGGGTATAGACAATGACCGTGTCTTTCTTGGCGTCTTCCGGGGAATAGTCCTCCCCCATCGCAGTGCATCCTTTTTCGGCAGACTCATGGACCTTATCCATTTTTTCTTTGGTTTCGCCCAAAACTTTATCCACCTTCAACGTAGCTTTACAAGCCAGAACGGCACTCGCCACGGTGCCAACAACGCCAGCCACGACAAGAATTTCCGGGCTGTGTTTTTTCAACTGGAAACCGACCTTATTAAAGGTTCCGCTTACTTTTGTCATGATTTCTGCTTTTTTCATAGCTAAATAGTCTCCTTTTTTTAATCTTCTAATTTTTTCAAATGGTCAATAAGATGCTGCGTATACCAAAGGATTTTTTCCAAATCCTGAATACCGTTTTTTTTCTTCCACCGGCAGGCATACTTGAGAATATTTCCTGTATCTGTAGCCTCAATTCCTTTGAGATCAAAAGTAAAGGCTTCGATTACATCGATAACTTCCAATCCCGTTTCGGATTGATAATGGTCCGGATGGGATACCATCTTGTCTTTCGATTCGTACATGGACACCTCCTTTAGTTAATCGGCAGCGCTTTGGGTAATTTGAGAATATAGCCATCTCTTACCCGAACCGGCTTACATCCGCTGATATCAGTCCAGCCATATTTATTCACGGCATAATTATCTGTGGATACATCGGCGAGATCGTACAGATCTCCGACACTCACAACCCCATACTGACTGATGATATCATTCATCGCATCAAGAACCGACTCTGCATCTCCGCGAGTTTCAAAGACAATATCGTCATAATCATATCCACCGCGGGACGAAGCCAAGCGCTCACGTCTTCGATCCGGCTCACGGTCATAGAACTTTCCGTATGACACCTTAGTTCCAGATGAAGCCTTTCTTGTCCGCCCGGTTTCCCCATACAGAATCATATCGATACCGTTCGTAACGATGTCTGATATTGCCTTTTTAATTGCCGGAACGAGAACGTCCATCAAAATATAAGATTTTACATTTCCAACGTCTTCCGAAATAAAAACATCGGCGAACTTCTGCATCTCACCCTTTTTCTTAGGCTTAGCCGATCCGCTGATAACTTTTTCCACTTTTTTATCTGGTGGAGCTGCTCCCTCCTTTTGAGTTTCTTTAGATTTATGGGAATTAGGTCTGTATTCCTCCATTTTCTTCTCCTTTCACTTAAACAGTAACCAACTTTCCCGGCAACGTAATTTTTGTATTAGGAAGCTTGTTGTTCTGCTTTTTAAACTGATATGAGAGATTACTTCTCGCTTTTCTCTCGGACGTTGCGTATGTAGAGCCTTTCCAGTTATGCGCAACGCAAATTTCAAATTCCATAACAGGTCCGCTGTACTTATACTGGTTCATAAGCCACCTCCTCAAAGCAAAAAGAAAAAGGGAAAGCACCTTCCCGTCCGAACACTGTTTTTTCTTACATTTACGCCGGATCTTTATCAACGGTCTCTCCGCTCACGATTTCTGCCTCCTCGAAGTCATTGAAATCCCCCTGCTCGACCATCTGTTTATTCCGCTTCCGAGCTTTGATATGTGCTATCGCCGGATCGATGATGTATTTACCTGCTACATAGCCGGCAATAAACACCAATCCAAAGGCAGCCGCTTTCTTAAATCCGTTAGCCGAACTCACTTTCACGATCTCCTCAGTAGTTTCCATAACCTCTTCGTTTGTCATAATTTCGTTGTTTTCCATTGTGTTTTCTCCTTTCAATAATCAGAAAATATGTGGGTTCTCCATTAAAGACATTGTTTTTTTCGCGTACTTATCAGGCAGTGCGGAAGTCATACCGGGGCGCAATGTGATACTCAATTACAAGGCAAGGTGTTCCGTCATCTGCTAACTGAGAACTGAATGACAAATCGATATACCCCTGGTCGATATTCCAGCCGAGTTCGTCACCGATGCTGACCGGATTTAAGCCGATTTCATAGTAGAAATCGTTCAGAGAAATATACATCTCATCCCGCATCTGCCGATTCAACTCATTTGCTGCCTTTTTCAGTTTATCTATATCGGATTTGAAATATCTTCCCGATACGGCATCATAACAGAGAGTATTGCCTCTTTCGGTGATGATCACTTCTCTGTTAGTTACAGGGTTCTTTTCAATCTTATCTTTAGCTACAGCATCCCGAATAGATTGCTCTTTTTTCTCTCCGATTGTTTCTACTACTTTTTCCTGATATTCCTTCAGAGCAGACTCGGAGAGAGCATATGCTGTAGCCAAGGCTGCCCGCCGTCTCATATTTACCGAACTGGCTCCAATTAAGCAAGCTATTGAAACCGTTCCAATGGCAGCCGTCGGAATATAACAAGTCCACGCCGCCTGGATTGTTTCTTTCGGTGTAAGCTCATTTACCTCCAGTTCATCCTTCTTTTCCTCAATGAGAATTAGAGCTTTAGGCGTTGCCCGGACAGCCATTACAGTTGTCGTAATCATTCCGGCGATTCCGATCCCGGTTAAAATTTCCGGACTGTGCTTTTTCATAGAACTATGTAGTTGCTTGAAAAAATTCGATAAACCACTGTTCATCGTTAAAATCTCCTTTCTAATTTTTATTTATCGCCCACACGGGGCGCTATTCACATTAATAGGAAAGCCGGACGAACCCCACGAGCGCCGTCCGCGTAGTCGTAGCTCGCACTGCCATCGTTGCCCACGCAAGCAAAGTAGCCCGAAGAAACGACTTGCTTTGTGGCATTTCTCAGCCAATACCACTCGTACTCGTTCTTATAATCCGCGATTCGATTTTTCCTCACGGACATAAGATAAAATTGCTCATCGTCATCTGGTTCCAAATAATCGTTGTAGAACTCATCGTGTCCGAAAATTTGACCGTATGTAGGAATCGAAATATCCATAACTCGCGATTTTATTTCATGCGGAAATTTTGGCAAAAGTTCTTCCTTAAGCCATCTACACAAATCGGACATATCGAATCCGCCATCGTTGCCGCCGTTCTTATTCATAGGACGCCTGTCCACACATTCGTCGAACAAAAGCCATGTCCCACCGTTATCGTGAGCTTGTGCCGTTGCGGTAAATATCCCCAGCTCACCCAAGTCAATCTTTAATTGGTCGCCTATGTTGGGAATATCATTCGCCGCAAAGTTGGTTTCCACTCTTCTCTGAATTTTCATAATTTGTTTTCTCCTTTCAAATTAGTTTTTAAATAATTTTTGATGTCTTCTGCCGTATCGATAGCAATTTTGAATCCTTTGAATTCTTTCACATGTTGATAATAATAAAGTTCCAAAATATAATCATCGATTACGTCAAAAATGCCGTTCATAAACATATAATCCGGATAACCGAAACATATTTCAGTAATTCGTTCGATTATTTCCTGCGCAGCCCATCGAGAATATGAACGACGAATAAATCCAGATTGTTTATGCCAAAACCAGTTTCTGAATCGCATATACCAATTCAGACTTATTTTTTTAGCCATGTATTCTCGAATCAAGCTAATAGCTAAATCGTACATATATTCCACTGTTGTCCTCCATTCTTTTTTTATTGAAAATATAAAGAAAAAGAGTCCATGGTTAGGACTCCTTATCTTTTACTTTTCGATCTTTGCAACAGCTTCCGCAACTTTTTCGGCTATTGTCTTGTCGAGCTTTTTGTTGTTGACATAATCCGTCATAAGCGTTACCGCGATGCCGGCTACAGTCGTAACAATGCTCAAAAGGTTAATAACTTTACTTGTCATGGTACTATCACCTCCTCATTAATGTAAATGTATTTTTTGCGAATTGCCGTCTATGAAAAATACCTTATGGGTATATTGTATTGATTCGCATATGCTATTTCTCGCTCCATACCTTCCGAAATATTATATCGCTTGCCAACCCATAACTCATCGCAACCTTCCAAAAGAGCAAGACAGGTTTTTAATCCCATTTCTCGTTCATCCGGACAGTTGTCATTCAACAACATTGGCAAATATAAATGCGGAACAATCGGTGCGGTGTTCTTGCTTAAAGCAATTCCGGATAGTTCTTTCGCATAGCCAATGTAAGCACGACGAACTTC